CGAGTACGACCCGCGGAATCCTGCGTCGGGCCAGACGGATTTCTATGGGCAGCAGATGGTGATTGCTCGCGAGGTCATGGAGGCCGGCGAGTGCTTCGTGCGGTTCCGGCCGCGCTCGCCGAAAGAAGGTCTCACGGTTCCGTTGCAACTGCAACTCATCGAGGCCGAGCAATTACCGCTGTGGCGCACGGCTATCGAGCAGATGCCACCCAAGAATTCCGTCCGGTGTGGCATCGAGTTTCAGGCCGACGGACGGCGTGCGGCGTACCACTTCTGGAAAGCGCATCCGGGCGAGACGATGTTCTTCCCGATGGACGCGCTGTCGGTGGAGCGCGTGCCAGCTACCGAGGTGCTGCACGTCTACAAGCCGATTCGCGCGGGCCAGTTCCGGGGCCAGCCGTGGCTCACATCGGTGATCGCGAAGCTCTACGAACTGGAGCAATACACGGACGCCGAGATCGTCCGCAAGAAACTCGCGGCGATGATCACCGGGTTCATCACGCAGGCCAGCCCGGACAATCCGATCATCCCTCCGGACCAATACCAGAACGGGCCGACCCAGACAGATCCGGGGACGCAGATCAGCAAGCTCGAACCCGGCACCTTCCAGGTTCTGAACTTCGGCGAAGAGGTGCAGTTTGCCGAAGCGAAGGATAGCGGCGATTTCAAATCGTTCATCCGGACGTGCCTGCAAGCTTTTTCGAGTGGCGCCGGGCTTGCCGAGTATCAGATCAGCGGCGACCTGTCGGGGATCAACTATTCTTCGATCCGCGCCGGCCTGCTGGAGTTCCGCCGCAAGTGCGAACAGTATCAACATTCGGTTTTCATCTTCCAGGTCTGCCATCCGGTTTATAAGCGCTGGCTGCGCGAGGCGATGTTGGCGCTGGTGTTCGGGATAGATCTGCTGAACGCGTACAGCAAAGATCCCGAGCCATTCGAGGAAGTGCAGTGGGTAACGCCCGGCTGGCCGTGGGTGGACCCCGAGAAGGACATCAAGGCTTCCAACGATGCCATCCGCAGCGGCCTATCCACGCGTTCCACCGAGGTGGCGGCACAAGGGCGCGACGCCGGTGCCGTGGATGCGGAGCAGGCAGCGGACAACGAGCGAGCCGACAAGCTTGGTCTCTCTTACGACAGCGATGGCCGGAAGGTCCTGACCGGGCGCAACGCCGGATTGACGGAAGCCGAGATCCAACAGGACGCGAGCAAGGGCGAGGTGGACGTGAAGCCATGAGGGATCTGACTCGTGTTGCATCGCGGTTTGTGAACACGCCGCTAATGATTCATCCGCCCAAGCTGGACGTGATAGTCCAGGCGTTGGGGCCACGGCTGGGGATCATGCCGGTGGCCGTCGTGAAGCCCGCGGAACCGTTCGCCGCGGCGTACATGGAGCAGGCTGACGACAGCGGCTACCAGGTGATCGACGGCATCGCCGTGATTCCGATCCAGGGCGTACTGACGAAACAGGAGTCCTGGGTTTCGGCGCTGAGCGGTTGCAGTTCCTATGCGCAGATCGGGGGCTACCTTCAGGACGCGGTGAACGACGCCGGAGTGCGGGCGATTCTGTTGCAGGTGGATTCACCGGGCGGCGAGACCACGGGATGCTTGGAACTGTCCGACTACATCTACTCGCTGCGGGGCGCGAAACCGATCTATGCCATCGCCGACGACTTCGCGTTCTCGGCAGCCTACGCACTCACCAGCGCGGCCGACAAGATCTTCGTCACGCGCATGGGAGCCGTCGGCTCGGTCGGCGTGGTGGTGCTGCATACCGAGGATTCGAAGTTCAACGACGAGCAGGGGTTCAAGTACACCTACATCTTCAAAGGCGAAAAGAAGGTCGATGGGAACCCGCATGAACCGCTATCGGAGCGGGCAGAGAAAGACATCCAGTCCGAAATTGACCGGCAGTACCACCAGTTCGTAGCAACGGTCGCGCGGAATCGGAAAGCCGACGCAGAGAAGATCATCGCGACACAGGCCGGCGTCTGCTGGGCCGAGACGGCCATTCCGCTGCTGGCCGACGAGGTCGGAACGTTGGGCGACGCCATGAACGCGCTTCGTCAACTGCTCGGCGAGCCTGTCCAGAGTTCAACGGCGGCGATTGCCGCAAGATCCACAACCAAGGAGGTTACAGCAAGTATGCCCAACGAAACGCTCACAATCGCCGCCGAGGGCAAGAAGCCGGACGACGGTGACGGCGACGAGAAGACCAACAACGAACCGAAGTACTGCCATGCATGCGGAACCAAGCTCCACGCGGACGCGACATTCTGCCATGCATGCGGCACGAAGGCCGAAGGCGAGGCGTCCGGCAAGTTCTGCCACGCCTGCGGTGCCGAGCTGCGCAAAGGCGCGGAGTACTGCCACGCCTGCGGCGAAGGCGCAAAGAGCGACGCCAAGAAACCGGAAGGCATGGCTCCGCTTGCCGGCCTCGCTGCCGTGCCGCTGAAGATGCGTCCCGAAGGCGACATCGAAGCCATCGGCGCGTTGTGCAAGATGGCCGGTTGTCCCGACAAGACCGCAGAGTTCCTCACCAAGAAGAAACCCAACGGCCAATATTTCAGCGTGGCGGACGTCAGCGAAGAGTTGACCGCCGCCCGCGTGATCGAAAGCGAGAGGAGCATGATTACATCGCACGTCAATCCCAACCAGGGCGCGGTCGGTTCCCTTCAAGAGATTGAAGCCCAGGCAACTTCCTACGCCCGCCAGAATCGCGGCAAAGAGACTCCGAATCTTTACGCCGAAAGCGGTACCACCAAGCTGACCAAAGAGCGTGCCTACGCCCTCATGCTCGAAGAGCATCCCGAGGTTTACGGCGCTTTCGTGGCGCAGCACAACGCGAAGGGCCTGATCGCCACGCTCGAGCGGGCTGGCATTCGCCTCGCCCGGTAACAGAGAGGAGACAGACATGGCATTCGAACAGACATTACGCAATGTAGGGATTCCGGCAGCGGCCGACCTCACGAGCAACGGGACTGTGAATCCGCAGTTCTACTTCGTGACCGTCAACTCGTCCGGACAGGTTAACTTCACGGGCGCTGGCGCCGTCGCCGATGGCGTGGTCCAGGACAAGCCTAACGCGCAGGGAGTGGAGGCCGAGGTCGCGATCCTTGGCATCACCAAGCTGCTGACCGGCGCGGCAGTCAATGCCGGCGACCCGCTCATGGCCAACGCCAGTGGGCAGGCCATCACTGCCACCACCGGCAATTTCGTGCGGGCGCGTGCGCTGGCAGCATCGGGCGGTGCTGGCGTGATCATCCCCGCGCTGCTTCTCGGCCCGTACAAGATGTAGCCGTTCATCACATAGGAGAAATCACAAATGCCTCAGCCAACACTACAAGACGTTCACGTCAACCGACCGCTGACGAACATCTCCGTGGCCTACCTTCAGGAAGCCGCCGGAGTCGAATTCGTCGCGGACAAGGCCTTTCCGGCGGTGCCGGTCGAAAACAAAAGCGATCTCTACTACACTTACGCGCGGGCGGATTTCAACCGCGATGAGATGCAGAAGCGCGCGCTTTCCACCGAGTCCGCCGGCACGGGCTACAACCTGAATTCCACCGGCACGTACAACTGCGACGTTTGGTCGCTGCACAAGGACGTGGATGACCAGATCCGCTCCAACAGCGACTCGCCGCTCGCCCCCGACCGCGACGCCACCATTTTCCTGACGCAGAAGGCGCTGATCCGCCGCGAGAATCAGTGGGTCTCCAGGTTCTTCGGCACCGGGATCTGGACCAACAACGTCAGCGGCCAGGCGACCGCGGACTCCACTCACGTCATCTATTGGGACGCCGCGAACTACCCGAACGGCAGCCCGATCACCGATATTCGCAACGCGAAGACCCAGATGCGGCTGTCGAGCGGCGGCTTCGCGCCGAACATCTTCGTGGTGAGCCGCCCGGTGTTCGATAAGCTCGTGGATCACCCCGACTTCATCGACCGCACCAAGTACGGCCAGACCGCGCCGAACCCGGCAGTGGCAACCCGCCAGATCATGGCCGAGATTCTCGAACTGGACGAGATCCTGGTCATTGACGCCGTGTACAACACGGCTGCGGAGGGCGCAACCGAATCCAACGCGTTCATCGGCGGCATGAGCGCAGCGCTGTTTTACCGCCCGAAGAATGCCGGCCTGATGACCCCCAGCGCCGGGTACGTGTTCAACTGGACGGGCCTGATCGGAACCACCGGCGGCGCCGGCGTCCGCATCAAGACTTTCCGCATGGAGCACCTGGCTTCGGATCGCGTGGAGATCGACTCGGCGTTCGATATGCGCCTGGTCTCTGCGGACCTCGGCTTCTACTTCAACAACGTGATCTCGGCGGTGTAGCCATGATGCTGCGTCGAGAATCATGGGCGCGGCTGACCAGGGGCCTGGTTCCGCCGCTGTACGTTCTGCGCCCGTTGCAGGGTTTTACGCCGTCTGACATCGGCGACGAGTATCCCGCTCCGGCCGCCACAAACAAGGTCCAGTTGACGCGGGCGCGGCAGCTCTACGAGCAACGCAGGATCGGGACTCAGGCCGAGGCCGAGCGGGCAATCTCGAAGCTTCCCAAGCAGGAACCGGCCAAGCCGGGAAAGGAAAAGAGGCATGGCAGTCAAAGTGGAAAAAACACCCGTTAACGCTCCGGAGTTTCAGAGCGCGGGTCCGCAGCCGAACTTCAAGGGCAGCTACCCATCGAAGCAGAAGCTGTTCGTGTCGGCGGTGCAAACAGGCAGCGGCGCGCAGCAAAGCATCGCGCACGGTCTGGGCGCAGTGCCCACAGGCGTGCTGGTCTCCTGCACGGACAACAGCGGGAGCACCAACGTCTTCACGGTGACTGAGGGAACGCATGACGCGACCAACGTGAAGGTGACGGTGACCACGGGGGCCAAGTACAAGGTCCTTGCCTGGCTCTGATTACGATGAAAGCAAACTCGTTCGGCAATATCCCGGTACCGACGCCCGGCACGCCCGTCCCCGTTTCCAGCGACCCGAATCTGCGGGTGGAGCGGATGCGCTTCGCCGCAGTGATCGGTCAGACAGGTCGCGTGTTCCTCGGCGTCTCCGGCATGAACAAGACGAACGGCACAGGCGTGGTCAAGGAGTTCTGGCCCACCGGTTCTGGTGGCGGCGTCGCGGATGCTTACGAGATCTGGGCGGAAGATGCACGCCATTTGCTGCTGCCATCGGATTACCACATCGATGCCAACAACGCGGGCGAGGGTCTGATCGTCGCCTACTGGACGTGAGATGGGGAACTGGCCCACCATTGAGGCGCTGGTAGACGGCGTCATGCTCCAAACCTTCGGCGAGCCGGTGGTGTACCAACCGGTGCAGGCAGGCGCAGCGCAGGGGGACCCGTTCACGGTAACCGCCATTCGCCACCTTCGCCCGCGCGAGGAATCAGGCGCGATGGCGAACTTCGAAGAGATCTCGGTGAATCCGTCCGACTTCTCCAATCCACCGGCGAAGGGCGACTGGGTGACTGCCTGGGGCACGCAGTACGTGGTGACGACACTGCGGCAGCCGGATGCCTACGGCATGCTCAACCTGGCACTGCTTCAGCGCGCGAGTTGACGCTTCCGTGATCAATCCAAACACAATACTTGGCGAGTGGGTCACCGCGCTCCAGTCCTGCCCGGACTTGGTGACTGCGGTCGTCGGCGACGGCAACAACATCCGCGCGTTCATGGAAGGACTGGCTACCGACAACAATCTGCGGCTGGCTATTCTCCAGATGCCGCCCGGCTCGATCCTGGTTGCCTGGAACGGCACCACGCCGCGGCGTCTCACGGGCGGCGCACTGCACTTCGCGCATCGCTTCTCGATCTACCTGCGCGCGCCGGAACAGAATTCCACCGCCACCTATGCCGACTTGTTCTGGCTGTTGGTGAGCGCGATACCAACGGGCGCTCCATCGTGGTCGTCGCTCTTGCACTTCCAGATCGATCCAAATTGCTACCCGATGGATATGGATCTTCCGTCCGCGCAGCGAAACACGGTCGTCGTTAGCGCAGACGGCGCAACGCTAGATTATTTCGAGGTGCAAGCAACGTTGGTGGAGCAAGGCAATCCCGGCGGGGAGTGAAGGAGAACGTTATGGATTGGGTTTTCATGCAATCGCCCGAGGGCGAAGTGAAGGAAGTCGAAGCGACGGCCGCAGAGCTCACACCGCTCATGGTTGCCGGGTGGCGTCAGGTTCCCCCGCCAGCAGCCACTGGCCCAAAACCGGCAACTCCGGTTCAGGAGAAAACGTAGCATGGCAAACATCAATGAACTGCTGAATGGCTGGGGCTTCGGCAAACAGACCGCCATCGGGACGGCGAATGCCTCCACTGCTATCTGGCGGCACACGAACCTCAATACCAAGCCGTGGGCCAAGGTCCCGGTGAACGAGGACGACCGCGCTGAAATTGGCAAGGGCCATGAGTTCCCCACGCAGCTCTTCAAGTCGCATTACAACATGCCGACTTACGAGTTCTCGAAGTACGCTTCGTCGGAAATTCTCGCGTGGGCGATGGCGTTCTCACTGGGCAACGTGACCGTGAGCGGCAGCGGCAGCGGTCCGTACACGTACACCATCATTCCGGCTCTGGGGGCGACGAATCCGACCGGCCTGGAGTTGCCCTACTTCTCGTTCGTGCAGCAGATCCGGCCTGGCGGCTCGGCGGTGCTGGACGAAATGCTGGTGGGCTGCGCCGTCAAGGGCTGGAAGCTGTCGATTAAGAACTCGCCGGGACGCGCCAGCGCGATGATCGCGGCGGAATGTGTGACTACCGGACAGTACACCTCGCCCAGCGGAATCACCCTGCCCGCCGTGTATTCACCGCATGAGTTCAATGCCGGAATGATCACCGCGCTGACCTTCAATGGCATCAACTATCTCGCCGGCAGCAGCGCGAAGGACTTCGTGTCCATGGAAGCGTCCTGGGAGAACAACTTCCGGCCCGGCTTCTTCCCCGGCTCGGGGGCGCAGGACGGCTACCAGATCCAGGGGCGGTTCGAATGGGGCGACCGCGTATTCGCGGTGCAGTTCGTCGTGCGTGTCGAGGCCGGATCGGCCGAGTACTCGAATCTGATCAATCTGACCACCGGCACGGCCACCTTCACCGTGACTCGCGACACCAACAATTCGTTCACGATGCTCATTCAGAAGATGGGCTTCAACGTCGCGGAACTCAGCAACACCGACGGAATCGTGACGCTCCAGATCACCGGCGTGCAACTCTACGACCCCACAAACGGGCTGGTGACGATGACCGTCATAACGCCGCAAACGGGTATCTGCCAATAGGAGGCTTGAATGGAAACCGAAAAGAAAGTGGGCTTCGATGCGTCCAAGCCGTTCTTAGTGCCGATCCTTTCGGGCGGCGAGAAGAGTTGCGAGGTGCGGTTCCCTTCGGATGAGGAGTGGTGCGCGTGGGCGCGTGCGCAGCGCACGGTGCGGCATTTCCTCGGACGCGGGAAGTCGCAGAGCGAAGATGTGGACCTGCCGAAGATCAACGCCGAATTGTTCGCCAAAATCCGCACCGACAAGGATGGCCCCGAGTTCGATGACGCTGAAGCAGGTATGGTGATCGGCCGCATTGAGCGGTGCGCCGTCGCCAACGTGGATCGCGAAGGCATCAACTATCGGATCGAGATGAAGGTGCCCGGCGCGCGTGTGGTTCACGTGTTGCGGATGCCCACCGCCAAGGAGATGCAGGACCATGAGCGGGCTTCCACCAGCGTCGTGGCCGCGCGGCGGTCTGTCGAGACGCGGGCCTTCCTGGAACCGAGCGGCGCGCTTTATGACAAGCTGCACATCTCGCACGATGGCTACACCGGCGCGGTGCCCATCGTGCACAAGTCGGCGGCGGTTTCCGAGGTGATCGCGCAACTGGCAATCGAGGCTGACGAAGACCCGGAATAGCCGCGCCCGGCGACTGGCCGGAAGAGCCGGGCGTGCGATTCCTGATCCGGTCGGTGTTGCACCAGGGCGGGCTGTGCGGAGCCGAGGAAGAGTGCCCCGACCGCGTCTTCCGCTGCCGGAAGTGCGGCTACTCGGCGCAGACGGAATTGAACGGCTGCCCCGGTTGCGGCGCGGATTGGAAGGCCATCGACGTTAGCCATGGGCCGGGTTGTCCGAAGAACCTGCTCGAAGAGGCGATGGACACGCCGAACGGCGGTCTCGTCCGGCGGTGCTTCCGAATACTGAACGCCAAGAGCATCGGGCTGACGATCACGCTCGCGGACATCACCGAGGAGGAGTTCCGGGTGCTGGAACTGATCGAAGCCGAACGGCAGGACCAGATCAAGGCTGGGGACGGCGGCAACAAAAGTCTTCGGTAGTTAGGCGGTTTCCCGGAACGTGCGGTCACTTGCGAAGCTCCGTAATGCTCAGATCTGAAATGAAACCATTGCCAAACTGAATGGAACAGCGCAGCGCAAGTTCGTCCGATTTGTCCTTCTTCAAAGGCTTCAGACCACCCTCAAGCATCCCCATCAGGTGCGCGGGTTCATGCCAAACCCGACGGCCCAGCAAGGACTTGTGCAGTTGGCGTGACATCCCGCTACGTATCGCTATCACGCTCCGCCTGTGGTTCGGATTCAGAGCGACGGGGCTCAAAGCCTCAAACTGCTGGCCGACCCACTTGACGCCATCCGCCTCGAACTCAATCATTTCAGTTGGTAGCTCACGTCCTGCAAGGACAGTTCCTATATCAAATTCTTCATAGGCGGTAGAAGCAGTTGCGAGCACATCGAACGCTCCCGCGAGAGCCGAATACTCGATCAGCATGGATGTGACGATGGCCTCCTCGATCTGCTGGGGCGTAGCGTCGTCGATCACGAGGTAGCTGCCTGCGGACAGCGGCGGTCGCTCCTCATCGGGGTCCTCGATGTAGAGTGTAGTCCGTTTTGCCCTTCGGTCAGTCGCAATCGCCAAGCCAACGCTCAGGCGTTGGGACACGAATGCGCTATCACATTTGAACCGAATAGCGTGCTTCTGCTCATACGCGGTTTTGAAAGCCCGCTTAATCGTAGAACGCCCTTGTGTCGTACCCTTGCATTCGATAATGTGCAGTTTCCGCTGATCGTCCATCGCCACGAAATCAGGGCATTTTTGGGGACCGAGTTTCTTGTGCGCCGGATAGCCTTTGAGCAACTTCCTGCGGCGGAGCTCGCGAACCGCGGCGTCGCCATGACAGATTTCACTGTACTGAAAGATGTTCGTGAGCCACTCAAGGGAAACCCCAACTCCCCACTCATCACTTAGTACTGATTTCTGATGTTTGTCCAAATCAACCATCTCGGGGTGCAGACGAAGGTCTGAGGGATCATCGACTGCATAAGCGTACTTGGTCTGTGCCCAGCGGATCGCCGTCCACCAGCGCGGCACGGTTTGCACTAGGGAAGCGGCGCCCATCCAGAGCAGAGCGGAAGCAAAGTTGATGGTCGGAAAGCTACTCGCTGTCGCGAGCTCACCTGGGAAGGCGTACTGACCGGTCCAACTGGGTCGGTCGATCTCAACGCCAATCCTTTTCAATAGGGGATTACCCGGTGTCTGGGGCGTACCTGTCGACATTAGGTCACCGAACAGCGTATCCTAGCACGCCTGTTGTCCACCATAACGCCTCGCACGGCCCCGTGTCGGCCAGATCCGTTTGCGGAGCCGTCGGTTAGTAGTGCCCGAACGTGTATGAACCGATTTCAAACCGTTATCAAGAGCGCTCGTTTCGTCTATTCGCCGTACACTGCGACCGAGATGCAGGGCTTCGCCCAGGTGCTAGCGGATTCGATCCGGGCACGCATTCAGGGCGGACGGAACATCTACGACCAGGCTGCTGCTCCGCTGAAGTCGGGGCTGCCGGGCCGGCGCGGTTACCCCGACTACAAGGCAGCGCGGGGCCTCCAGCCCATCCGCGACTGGACTTGGAGCGGGCATACCCTGCGGTGCCTCAAGGTACTGACGGCGAACGAAAACCGCGCGGTGATCGGGTTCCTGGACGAAGCTCTTCCAGGCCGGCGAATGACGGCTTCGCAGATCGCCTTCTTCAACAACCGGCGCGAGGCGCAGTGGGGTGTATCGCCGCGCGACCGCCAGGCGGTGCTCGCGGCATTTCAGGCTCGTCCCTTCGTGATGCTCAAGGCAGCGTAAATGGCAGACCAAGCGGAACGCGTAATCCTCGAAGCCGAGGACCAGGTCACCCCGATAACGGACAAGGCCAACGCAGCCCTCGACGGCTTCGAGAAGAAAGCGGAGTCCTCGCACGGCAAGGTCATCCGGATTTCCGATCAGACCCGGTCTAGCGTCCAGCGGCTCATTGCCTCCCTCGAAAAGCAGGCCGAGACCTATGGCAAGTCCGGCGTGGAGCGGCTGATCACCCAGCGGGACCAGCTTCTCCAACGATACAACCGGGAGCCGCAGGCCATCGACGCGATCACCAGATCTTACGAAAAGATGATCGCCATGGAGGAAAAGGCCGCGCGCGAAGCTCTCGCGGTTAAGGCGGCGAAGGAAGCCGAAGAGGCATTGCGAAAGCAGTCCGAGGCCATCACTTCGTTCGGCGACCGGGTCAGCCAGTTCATGGAGAACCCGCTCCAGGGAGCGAAGGGCGCACTCTCGTCCGTGCTGACGACTCTTGGTCCCTTTGGCATTGCCGTCACGGCTGGTGCTGCTGTATTGGGCACCATTGCGGCGTCCGCATTCGAGGCGGCAAAGAGTCTCGGCGAATACGGCACCCGCGTGAAGGACGCGGAGCTGCGCACCGGTTTGACTGCCAAGGAAGTCGGGCAGTTCGGCTTCGCGGCGCGCGCGGTCGGACAGGACATCTCGATTGTTGAGCGCCTGATGCGTGGTTTGTCCCAGGCAGCCGACGACAATTCCAGGGAAGGCGAAAAGGCGCGGGCCACCTTGCGCGGGATGGGCATCGATTTCCACACCGCCACCGGAGAGATGAAACCCACGTCTGAAATCCTGACGGAGATTTCCGAGGGCCTGAACAAGCTTCCGGAAGGCCTTCAGCGGGACGCCGCAGCCATGGACCTGTTCAAAAAGGTGGGCGTGGAGGCGATTCCGTTCATGACGGAACTCAACGAGAACCTGCGCGTCGCCCACGAGCAGGGGTTCGGGCCTACTGAGGACGACATCCGCCGCTTTGCCGAATACCAGCGTGAAGTGACGGTGCTCGAAACCAAGTGGGACGCGCTGGTCCGCAAGTTCAAAGAAGGGCTGGTGGTCACCGTTACCTGGGTCGGGAAGGGCGTCGATTGGTTCCTAAATAACATCAGCACCGCCGGAGACGATGAACGGCAGCGCCGCGAAGAGGAACAGGCGATGCAGGATGCCGCCGACATTCGGGCGGCGGGCGGCATCGGGGCGAAGATGTCGATCTCCGGTCATCGCCAGGAAGTGGCCGACCTGGAGCGCCGGGCGCCGGACATCATGAAGAACCGCGATGCCACCTTGAAGCGCATCGAGGATTTGCGGGCCCAACAGCAAGGGCTGGTCGGCGATTTCGGCATTCTGCAAGCGATTGCGCCCACCCGCGACGAGGAGGCCCGAGCGAAGCGCGCGAGCGACATCCAGGGCCAAATCCAGCAGTTGCAGAAGATGTTGGCGGATGCCGAGGCAGCCACCAAGCGGACAGATCTGCGTGCAGGCAAGGAAGAAACGGATCGGATTCGCGCCCGGTTTTTCGGCACGCACGACGGCATGGAGAAGGCTTATGCCGATGCCAAGAAGGATGTCGAGCGGCTCCAGAAGCAACTGCTCGAACCGGACAAGCCGTTGACGAAGGCGCAGGCGCAGGACCTGGGCCAACAACTCCACGTTGCGGAAGCTACCGAGGCGCGCCGCAAGGCGGCATTGGACGCAGTGGCAAAGGGCGCGGAGCAACTCAAGGATTTCCGTCGCCAGGCTGCCGAGTTCGAAAAGAAAGGCGATGAAGCCGAGCTCGATGCCATCGGCAAAATCTACTATCAGCGCGACCAGCTTCTGCAGCAGGCCGCGAAGGTGAAGGCGTCGGAATCGGAGATTGCGGCGATCCGCAAGGCGGCGGACGAGCAGGCGGCCGTGCTCTCGAAAAAGGCATGGGAGGAGTTCGAAAAGTACGCCGACAAGCAAGCGGCCGAGCAGCAGAAGAAAATGCTCGCACTCATGATGCCGAGCAAAGAGCAGATGAAGGAGTGGGAGGAAGGCTTCGCCGCGCAGGAACGGATCGAGGACATCGGAGTCCAGGCGCAGCGCGATGAATTGCGGCGGCGCGCCGCGCGGTCCGCGCGCATGGCGGAACTGACCGTCACCCAGGAGACGCCGATGGCGATGTCTGAGGCCGAAAAGCGGGAGCTATCGGCGCGAAAGGAAGAAGCAGCGGCGCAGCAAGCCTACCAGATCCGGCTCGATCTGGCCGTCCAGTTGGCGGGGATCGAAGCGGAACGGATATCGAAAGAAGAGAACGCGGCGAAGCGCTCCGTCCTGGCGGCGCAGGCGCAGAAGGATCTGTACACGGAAATCGCCCAGGCGCAGGACCAGCTCGAGGAAAAGCAGGCGCAGTTCCAGCAGAAACGCCAGCAGGAGATCCAGTCGCAGTTCGACAGCCTCCAGAAGCAGGCAGAAAAGCTGATCGACGTTCTGTTCACCAAGCCCAAGAACTTCGGCAAGGATCTGCTGAGTACGGTCCACGCCGCGGTGCTCAAGCCGGTGACCGAGACGCTGGGCGGCATGGCGGCGAACGTCCTCCATCCGATCATTTACGGCGCGGACGGGCAGGGCGGGCTCGCTGGTGTGTTCAAGGGCGGCAAGCAGGACCCGGTGCGCGTGTCCACCGACCAGAACACCGCCGCGACCATGCAAAACAGCGCGGTGATGGCGGCGCTGACGGCTATCCTGGCCGCAGGAATGGGAGTGGCTGCTCCATCCTTGCAGAGTGGTGCCGCCGGTGCTGCTGGCGTCTTGGGGATTTCCATTCCATCGATCTCAGCGCCGGCCAAGATGAGCGCACCTATCGGGGCGGGCGGCTACTCCCCGGCCGCGTGGAGTTCCGGTGGTATCGGGATCGACCCGATTGCAATGCTGTTCAGCAGTGCCACGCGTAGCGGTTCCGGAGCGGCTGGCGGTGGGGCGGGGGCCGCGGGGACGGATCACCCTTTGTCCGGCGCTGCCAACGGCGGTTATACTCCCGCTCCTTGGGCTGCTGGCGGCGGAGATTGGTCCGGCGCATCGGCGGGGGTGCCGACGTTGAACCGGGCGCAAGGTGGGACGGGCGGATTCAATCCGATGGCGATGCTGTTCGGCGGCGGGGCGCGCGGCGGCGCGAGTGGTGGGAGCGGGCCGAGCGGTCTGGCGGGAATCGTCAGTAACCTCAAGCGCACGAACTGGGGCAGCTTCAACCGGAGCCCATCTAATCCGACCTACGGCACGGATGAAAACGGCAACGACGTCCAGACCGGAGATTCCGGCGGCAAGATCACGGGTGTAGGTGGCGTGGCCGGGGCCGCGATGCTGGCGGGCGGCACCATGCTGGCGCAACAAGGGCTGCTCGGGAACAGCCGTGGCACATGGACGGGCACAGCGGAAGGGACGGCTGGCGGGGCGGCCATCGGGTTCCAGATGGGAGGCCCATTGGGCGCGCTGATAGGCGGCGCTGCCGGTTTCGGCATTGGTATCGGAGAGATGATAGCCGGCGTCAAGTCGCCGCAGAGGGAAGCACACGACGATATCAAGAGCATCTACGGTATCGATATTCCCCAGAACAGCGGCACGATCAAGCAGGTGGTCCAGATCGCGCAGTCGCAGTTCGGCGGCCAGATCGCGGTGGCCGTGCGATCCCCGAGCGTCCGTCAACTCGTGATGCTGTATTCGGAGGCGACCGGCCAGAAGATGCCGATGTCGGCCACGACGCCATACGCGGGGAGCTTGGTGGAGCAGGGCGGAAAGCTCTATCAACAAGCCAGCTACCAGGATGGCCAGGCTCACGCATACGCCTCGAACATTCCGACGCTCGGCGGCATTGCGGCGGGAACCTATCCCACTCCCGGTGGCCCCAACACGGCAGGTGGCAGCGGCGCGACGTACCTCTCGCTGAACATCAGCGGCAACGATGCCGCAAACTTCATGACCGGCCAGTTCGTCACGCCGCAGTTCGTGACCGACCAGGCGATGGCGGCGCAGTATTCCAGCTACGGGCGAACGCAACAGTCGGCCAACATGCAGTTGCCCGGATTGACGGTGGCGTGATTCAACGTGCCAGGCAATCTCGTACAATCCGCTCCCAACGGGGTGATGCCGGCGTCGCTCTGCACCGCGTTCACGGAGCTGCGCGAGTACCTGCAGCTCCAGAACCAGTATCACGACGGCACGGTTCAGCGGTCGCAACTTGCCCAGACCTCGCGCCGCACGTTCCGGCTCAGCAAACGATTGAGCGCATCGGTGCTCTCGGCGCTGTACAACTTCTGGGTATCGCAGACCGCCGGCCTGACCCCGTTCGCCTTCTACAATCCGTTCGATGTGGCGTCGGGCCAGCAGATTGGAAGCAACTACGATCCGACCGGCAACAACACGCAGGGGCGCGTGACGGTGGTTTTCCGTGGCAACTGGGCGCAGGCCACGGACATGGCGCGGTCCAACGTGCAGGGATTGGAACTGGTGGAGGTGGCATGAGGTTACCGAAAATCGAACGTTCAGCCGACATTCAACCCCACTTCACGGACCGCGACAAAGGGCGGCGAATTCCTGGAAGCGAAGCGCTGGCCAAAAGCCCCGGACGGCCAAAGTACCTGAGCGGGTTCGATTTTCGTTATAATGCCCGTGAAGTTTCGCACGTGGAACGCTGGGACATCCCTCTTGCAGGGATCGGCGGCAAAAGGCTGGAATACCGGGACTCATGCGAAAGCAGGACGGCCTAAAAAGGAAACAGCCGCGATTGCAAATCACGGCTTCTGATATGTCGGCTCCTGTCAACAACGCGCGCTTCGGCGCTCCGAAGGCTGAACGCACGGCACCCTCTCAAAGTGTACCCAGAGGAGGGCACCGCGATGGCCAGTAGGCTGAAAGTTCGCATAGTGCTCAACAAGGGCAGGCACGGCGTTCCATTGGACAAACTCCCCAAGATTTTGGCCGAAATCCGGGAGTTTCTTCACGATCTATCGACCGATCTTGGCATTGAAGATGACTCTGGGTGGCAGGGAGTCGATTTCCGTAATGGATCTCTTGACTTCGCGGCAGTCAAGAACTCTCTCGTTGACGATGCCAAATACTTGACCTTTCAGCAGTCGGCCCGGAACGTGATACTGAACCAGCCGGACGACCGCATATCGCGTAGGACCAGAAGCCAATACGCCAAGATCGCAACGCCGATTGATGCCGATGAGGTGGTGGACATTGGACTTCCACAGGAACAAGCAGGCGTGGTGCAACCCGGAGAGGAGGAGCAGTTCCAATGGTACGAATTGACAAAACAAGCGGCTGAGCAGATTCAGGCGTTAGCGCAAGCGAAGGTGAAGGCGCTTGCTTCTATCCAAGGGATAATACACTCCGTATTCATTGAGAATGACGACCCGCACTTTCAGTTGCGTGAACTCTCCTCGCAATCCTTGATAAAGTGCACATACGCGGAAAACAAGTACAACGAGTTGGCCGAGGCGCTCAAGCAGAGAATGGCCGTCGTTCACGTTTACGGTCTTTCCACGACGGATATGTTGGCTAGAAAGATTGAGCAAATGGACGTTTACCGGATCGACGTATCCCCGTCTCTTGCGAAGGACTTCTTAGACCGTTTCAGCGGTTGTGCCGCTGGACTAATAGACGATGGAGAGATGCAGGCTCACATAGATCAGAGCAGAAACCGTGGCAACTAAGCGCATTTCCAAGATTTACCTGGATGCCTGCTGCTTCGTCGAGGTGGCGGCCTTCGATTCTGGAAAACACAAACCAGAGCGGGAGCGGGATGTCTTGTTTATCAAGGCCCTCCTGGCTGCCGCATTTGACGGTGAGATCGAGGCCTACACCTCAACGCTCTCCATACCGGAGTGCCAGTGCGTCAAGGATGACAAACAGCGAAGGATACTGACTCCAGCCATTAAGGATGCCTTCAGGCTACTGCTAACCTCCGGCCAGTTCGTGGTTCTAGTCCAGGACGGAGTGCTCATTGGAGAGCAGGCTCGCGACCTCTCTTGGGTTCATCAGTTGGTTTTCGGAGGGGCAGATTCTGTTCACATTGCGTCAGCGGTTTCCGCCGGATGCGAAGAATTCATAACGTTCGACGAAAAGACCATCTTGGTGAAGGCCAAGGAGCTTGATGAGTTATTTGGCCTGCGCGCGATCAAGCCGCGGCTCAGTTCGGTAGTGCCGACCAGTAAGCACCCTGACGCGGGGCCTTTATTTGTCCCCGAAGAACCACCCACTGAAACACAAACTGCCCCTGAGCCTGAACCCGCCAAGCTTCTCGGAAGCGGTGACGGCGATGTAGAAGGTAAAGCCGAAACCGAAGGGCAGCGGGGACAAGACGAAACCAAGCCCGCACCAGCAGATCCGGTTGTTGCGGAAGTTCAAACGAACGATGGGCCAGAAGACAAGGCGATAAGTGGAGAACAGCCCCAGGCCGGTGGAAACATCGTGGCCGCGCCCCCAACGCCCGCGCTGCCTTCACCGCCCAGTTATCAGGCACAAGGGGTCCATGGTGACACTGGGGCGGAAGCGTCAAATATCCCGCCCACTTCCAGCAACTCGGAAGGATTGACCTTGCCTACAGAGCAGGAAACCAACAGCAAGGAAGCGGGCAAAGAACAAAGCACGCACACGGCAAACAGTGCAAAGCCCAGGCTTGAAAAGGCAGACACTCCCACAGACGGTTCGCTAACTAAATGATGCGCGAGATTCGTCGTCGTATCGCTGCCTCTGACTAAGAGCGAGTTTCCAATCTTCCAAGCTCGGCTCGCGTTTGTTCGCCCCACGCAGAACGGTCTCTGCAACTGCTGCCACTTTAGCCGCAGGCTTTCCACCTGAGAACCGAATCCCCGCCGCAAGAGATGAGTCTCATCGTACTGTTTCTATAAGCCATGTCGGACATGATCGGTCGCATCACCGTCCCCACGGTAATCAACTCGGGCCAGACCTTCCCGCTCACCACGCAGTACCCGTTCGGCTTCTCCGTCGAACGCCCGGTCATCGTGCATCGCTTCGGCTCGCTCGACGCCAAGCAGGAGCAGCGATACTACGTCGGGATCGGCCCACGGAAGTTTCAGTTCAAGCACCAGAACCTGAACTGGGCCGAAACGAACCAGATCAAGGCGTTCTGGGAAGGCTTGCAGGGACCGTGGAAGGCGTTCACCTACACGGTCCCCAATCCCGGTGGCTCGACCACGAGCGTGCTCGTCACCTTCGAGCAGGCGCCGATCTCGTTCGAGTACCTGCGCACCGCCGTACAGGTCGGACTGAACTTCATCGAGGTTGTCGATCCGACGCTGGCGCCCAGCTACACCGTCAACTCCACCTGTCTGCGATTCCCCTCGACCGCACTCTCCACCGCCCTGCTTTCCGAAGTCCAGCAGATTGTCCCGCTGGTCCACATCCGTGTGCGCGAATCCGCGGTCCCCGACATCTATGTCTCCGACCGGCGCGTGACAGTGGGTGGCCAACTATATCTGCCGCGCCTCATCGGGATCGGCGAGCCGGGTTCTGACGTCCTGATCTCGCAGGACATCAAAGGCACATCGGACAACGTGCGCTTCACGTTCGGCAACGGCGACCGCGTGATGACGCAGCTTGCGAACGATACGGACCTGAAGTACGCCGAGATCGACCTGTGCCTCTTCCACGTCAACTCCGGGATTATGCTCCAGCTTTGGAAAGGTGTCATCCAGAACTTCACGAGCGACGGGACGCCGATCTTCCCGGTCACGTGCTCGGACGGGTTCTTCCAGATCATGAACCAGTACCCCGAGCGGCAAGTCAGCCGTCAGTGCTGGAAGACCTACAACGACGGCGTGAGCTGCCCGTGGGCCAGCAAGGGGCGGAGTGCCTCGGCGGTGACTGCTGGCGGCGGCGATCCAACAAGCTGCGACTATTACCTCGAATCGGCGAACGGTTGCCAGGTGCACGGTATGTCGCCCTATTTCGGCGGGCAGCAGGCCGACCCGCAGGGCGTCGTCATCAAAGACGATTCCACCGGCTTCCTCGGCTTCGGCCGCAACACCGTCACGGCGACTTCGATCATCTCGGATACGGTCTGGGGGCTGGCGCTGCCGGAGATCTGGTGCAACTCGGGCGGCAATCCGCTTTATGCGTTCATGGCTAGCGCACTGATGGTGGATTACCGCGATGAGTCGGGCTACGCCGACTCGCTCGGTATCCTGAGCGCCGGGCCTCTTGGTGGATTCACTCCTTCGGCTGTCGTCACGAACGCGGATGGCTACAAATACGTGGTCGCTCCGATGGTAGATGGGTACCTCTGGCAGGGATTGGCGGTCAATGGCAACCTGAACATCACGAAATACCAACCAGGCATGGGGCTCCGCTACGTCACCGGCAGCGACCCGGCGAACCCGAGCAGCGACTACTTCTCGCTCGGTCAGGGATCGCCGCAAGTTTGGGAGCCGAATGTCTACGCGGCCGGCACTGCGGCGTGCGAGATTCGAATCGTCAAGTCCACCACGATTCAGCCGAGCACTCCTGAGCAGCACCAGATGACCGTCCCCATTGACTACGGGATGTGGGGCTGGACCTGGGACCAGAACGGCAACCGCACCGGGGTCAAAGGACTGATCAATCCATTTTGGATTGCGGTCAACATGCTGCTGCGTGCGATGGGCTTGTACGGCGATCCGTCCACGGGATCGAACCCGGCTGGCGGGACCGGCCCCACGTCGTCCGCGCAGCTCGCTACGTTCGTGCTGCCGTCGCTGATTGTGGGCGATGGAAGCGGCGCGGCCGAGATCGCGGCGACGCAAGTGACCCCGATCCTGGGCGTCACGTCGCCAATCGTGAACTATGCTCTCACCACCGCAGGGGAGGCGCTCACCGCTCCGCAGATCAATCTCAATCCGGACGGCAGTTACTCGTTTTCGTATTGGACCAGCCCGCCCCCACCGCCCCCGGAGGGGAGTGGAGTGCAAACCACCATGTCGATTGCGCAGGCGCTCTCGCTTGGGTATGTCACGGAGACCAGCGTCCAGGGCACCGAAACCCAGTTCCAATTCCAGGGCGTCATCAGCAGCCAGAAGCCGTTCCGCGACTGGCTCACCGAGGTGCTCAACTGCTGCCTGGGCTTCTACACCTGGGAGTTCGGGAAGCTGAAGGTCGGCTGCCGGATCAACGCCAGCGCGGTGGATGCGTACACGCTCGCGAACTCTCTGTTTCAAACTCTGCGGCTGACACCGATCCAGTCTGGTTTCGAGCACCTGGTGCTTTCGTTCGCCGATGTTGCCTATCAGTACCAGGCGAACACGGCTGAGTATTGCGACAAGAGTCACGCGGCTTACTACGGGCGCGCCGGATCTCCGCTCACGACTCAGATGCACTCGGTGGGCTGTTCGTCGCTCAGCCAAGCGCTGCGGATCGCGGCGACGCGCACACGCGAAGAAGTCGGCGGCGTGACTCCCGCCGAATGGCGCGACGCGCGAACGGCGGCGTGGCAGACGACGCTGCTCGGCCTCGGCAACGAGGTTGGGCAAGTGGTCTCGATGACCCACCCAGACGTTCCCGGCCTCCATGGCACATGCAACGTCTCCGGCAGCACTGCAACGTGGGTAAGCGGCGATCCTTGGACCTATGCCGGGGCCGCGACTGGGAATTCGGAATTGGTCAACAAGGAGATCGTGATCGGCGGCGCCCAGGTGACGATCACCGCCGTCGGCAGCGACGGTTCCACGATCACCACCTCGCCAGCGCCTCCATCCGGGAGCGGCCATTCGTTCCAGGTCATCACGATGTGCTTCCGCATTCAGCGATGGAGCCTGAAGAAGGACTGGTCGGTGCAGATCGAGGGGCAGACCGTCACCGAATCGATGTACGACCTGGACGTTGGCCCGAAGCCGATGGACGTGGTGCCCGCGCCCCTGCCGGCCCTGTACTATGCGATCCCGCTCGGCCCCGCGTGGGCACCGTACCAGGTGCAGGCGGCGGCGAATGACGCGCTGTTTCCGGGCGAGTGGACCTTCGACACCGACCAGTCCTACGCACAGATGGCCGACGGCAGCATGCTTGCGAACCTGGTGGTGACCGGAAAGCTGCCGGTGAACGAGTTCAGCGCCACCGGCGCGGGTGCGCCCGGTATCGGATCGGTCTCGCAGTCCGCGACGGGCGGATCATTGCCAGCCAACGCGACGCTGCGCGTGGCTATCTGCGCGATGGATTCAAGCGGGCTTCCTTCGGCCCCGTCGAATATAGCCATCATCGGAACCTCGGCCTCTGGAACGGACACGTTCACGTTGGAAGGCATCACTTGGCCGGCGGTCGCGGGCCTCGTTTCTTACGTGCTATTCGTCGCGACGCAGGACGATCTGATCTGCGCGCAGGCCACCGGAGCGCTGACGGCGGGCGCGAACAACACCTACACGCCCGGCTCAATCAGGTTCGCGGGGCCGCTGGTGCGCTCGACATGGGCACTGCCGTCGCCCTACGTCAGCAAGGTCCGATTGAAGGCCAAGCACCTGAGACACAGCGGAATCATCGGGGATTCCGTCTGGAGTGTTTCCGCCGGCCAGCTTGTGGTTGGATCGTTCCAAGAACCGCCGCCCTCTACAAACCCAACTTGGACCCCAGTTGGACGCTTCATCTCGGTCATCGGGCGGCCGGAAGGCGCTACGCCGTTCTTCAGTGGGAAGGTCACTTCATGGGACCAGACCACGGGCACTGTCGGTGTGACCCCGGACCCCAACGGAATCGTGCAGGCGGGCGACTGCATTGCACTGCGGTTTACTGCGGACGCTTCGAACGCCAGCAACCCGACCTCGATCACGGATTCCGGTTGGCAGAGCGGTGTCTATCCCAACGGCATGACGCCTGGCGCGGAGGTCGGCAACCTCGTTCGCGTGATTCAGGGCGCGTCGCGCGGCACGCCGCCGCGGAAGATCGTCGCGAATACGGCGACCAGCATCACGTGGGACCTTCCGATGGTGATCAATCCCGGCGATGTCTGGATTATCGAAGAGCCGACCTGGCCCTATTCCTGCGACACGACCTCGTTCGATAACGGCAACCCGCTGGCGGTGACCACGATCAACATGCCGACCGGCAATTTCGTGGACGAGACACTGCTGATCGCCGGCTTCACGGTGGACGTGAACGGCAATGAGTCTCCAGACGGCGACCAGCCGATCCGCGAGGACTGGATCTTCGGCGCGGAGGGGCTCTCCAAGGTTGCTGGCCTGGTGTTCCAGATGCAGGGCACGTTGGGCATCGAATCCAATGCGGCCCAGCCGCTCTACTTGAATGGTCCGGTCACGGTGGGCGACGTGAAGGCTTACGTGCAGGCGGCGCCCACCGGTTCGGGCATCACGTTCACGATCTATGTAGGCGGCGCAGCCTGGCTATCAATGACGATTTCTGCTGGCCAGACGGCGGTAGTTGCCACAACATCGCAGATCAAGGCTCTTACCCAGATCCCGGCCAACACGGCGGTTTCCATCGGAATCACTGCGGTGGGGACCACGTTTCCTGGCTCAGACCTTTCAGTCTTCATCTACTCGTAAACGGCGAGTTTCAAATATGACAATCAAAGAGACGCGCATCATTCTGCTGTTACTGGTAGCGGCAAGCGCCGCCGCGCAGACGACCACGGTGACTGGTACGATCACCGATCCCGCCGGCGATCTGCTTTCCGGATCGTGCTCGATTCAGGCCGTTGGGCCATTCAGCGCGGCCACTGGCTGGCGCGTCACGGGCGTACCCATGGTGGTGCCTTTCTCCGGCGGCTCATTCTCTGCAGCCCTGGCGCCCACGGACAGCGCCACGCCATCCGGCCAATACTACAGAGTGACATGCTCCGTGCCGAACCAGACCGTCAGCGGACGAGCAGTAGGTCAGTATTCGTGGGGACCACGCTACTGGCTCGTGCCCACCAATACCACAGCCCTGGACATTGGCACGGTTGAGATAACCTCGACGCCGCCAAGCCCGTCGTGGAAAGTCCTATGGCCGCAGATGGACCAGGGCGGCGCGACCCTCGGACAGGTCCCGCAGTGGAATGGGTCGAGTTGGATGCCATCGACTCTCAACATCACGGGCGGAACTGGGGCGGTTACCAGCGTGTTCGGGCGCACGGGTGCCGTGGTGGCGCAATCTGGCGATTACACAACAACGCAGGTGCCTGAAGGGACGAACCAGTACTTCACCAACGCACGGGCACTGAGCGCGCTGTCCGGACTCTACGAGAGTCCTCTGACATTCTCAGCGCCGCTCTCACGGGCGGGTAATACGATTACGTGCCCGCTGTGCGGGGGTGGCGGAACGCTGAACGGCGACGTTACGGGCGCTTCGACTGCGAATACCGTAGTGGCCCTGCAAGGCCGCGCAGTGGCGGCAACAGCACCGGCGGATGCCCAGTATCTGGGATGGAGCGCGGCGGCGAGCAAATGGCAGCCGATCACACTGCCACCGGCGACCGTACTGAGTGTATTCGGGCGGACGGGTGCGGTGAACGCACAGGCCGGTGACTACACCTTCTCTCAGATCTCCGGGGCCGCTGCATGGGGCCAGTTGCCGACTGGGGTGGCGAACACCACCAACAACCTGACCGACATGACGGATCGTGGCGCGGCGCTTCAGAACCTGTACTTCCAGGCGAACGGAACGGGTGCGATGAATCGGGGTGCGCGCGACAAGCTGCGAGATTTCGTGCACGTCAGGGACTTCGGCGCTCTCGGCGATGGCGCGACCGACGACTCGGCGGCATTCACGGCCGCGTTGGCCTCGGGGGCGAAGGAAGTGCGCGCCGACGGTGGGAACTACGTGCTGGCATCCGTCGTTACGATTCCGAAGGGCGAGGCGCTATACTTCGGAGCCGGGACGCACACGGTCGCCGGCATCCTATTGAGCGATTCGACGACCGATCCAACCGGCGTCGGCAAGCTCTACTGTGCCGGTTCGGGCCTGACCACAATCCGGCTGGCAAACGGATCTAACCGCGACCTCGTTTCGCAGGTCAACTTTTCCTCTCTCACCGGGGCGAACAGTCCATACGGCCTTTTCCGCAGCGAGATTAGCGGCTGCACGTTCGATGCGAACAAGTCGGGACAGGCGGCAGTAAGCTACGGAATCCGCCTGTACGGGCATGGCCTATATCTGCACGATGTGACCGTGCAGAACGCGTACTCGGACGGCATCTACACCGAGTGGGGTATCGACTCGACGTATGCCTCGCCGAATACGGACTTGGAGGGTTATTTCACCGAGATCCGTTCAATGTTCAATGGCAGCAATGGGTGGACGTTCCGGGGGCCGCACGATTCGACGTTCACGAACGTGGTGCTGTACAAGAACGGAGGATGGGGCTTGCGGGTTGAGACTTCGGCGGCCTACAACGGGAATGGCCACATCTCGAATCTGAACACGTACCTGAACTCAAACGGCGGGATCTATTCGAATTCTTCGTTCGACGGGACGCAGGTGGAAGCAACCTCGTCGGTCGGATGGGGCATGTTGATCGACACCGGATCGGGTACGCATAATCTGCACGCATCGCAGTTCGCCGGCCCGACCGCCCTGGAAATCAGGGCACCGGGACAATTCATTTCGGGCAATGTAGTCAACTCGACGGCTGCCGCGATCAAACTGAACGGCGGGAGTTGCAACTGTACAGCGACGATGGTGAACAACACCGGATATCAGATCGACTACACGAGCGCCGTCGGCGCATCCATTTTCTTTGTGGAGTCGCCGAATGCGATTCCCGGCACGATGTTCCACAACACTCCGTCGCAGGCCGATTTCATCTTCTTGGCGTTCGGTGGCAGTGGGGCGACGAACCGGTACGTGGCTCTGCCGTTTGGGACCGTTCATGTGGCTGGATGGTCGCCGCAGTTTCCGCAATCGAATGCTGTGATGGCGGTGATTAACGATGGCTCCCAAGCTGGAAACATCACCGCCACATCGTTTATCGGAACGCCGATTCTCACGCCCGTGAGCTTTGGCAACTTGGGTACGACCAATAACTCGCTCGTGTACTGCACCGACTGTGGGAGCAACGCGAAGCCGTGCGCCGGCGGCGGCAGCGGGTCGCTGGCGTTCCGCAATAACGGGGTCTGGGAGTGCCTTTCCAAGTAGCGACGCGATGCCAGACGCCATTTACAAGCTGCAGCCGCATCGCACGATGCACCTGCAGGGCTTCGACGACTATGGCGCGGCGGCTGCCCTGTGGGGCGCTTCGGACACCGGCTTCACCGTGTCCGGTGTATTCCGCGACCTGGCCGACTTCGCCGTGCTGGTCCTATTCCAGAAAGACGATCCGTTCGGTCACCCGCTGTTCTCCTATCTGCCGGATGGCGATCTGACGGGCCTCGTTCTCGATTTCGACGTCACCTGGCAGGGCACTCAGTCCTGGGAGTCGCTCAAGAACCCGTGGACCGACTGGAACACGCTCGACTACTCCATCAACGGAGTCGGGCACAACTACGTGAAGTGGTTCGGCTCGTCCGGAATCACCGTCACCTGCAATACGACCGGCCGCACCGGCGCGTCGGCAACCTACACGCTCAACCTGAACAGCCCGCAGCCCGGCGACAAGGTGACGCTGTGGTATCAGAACCAATCCTTCACCAGCCCAGCGATTTCTGCGGCGCACACAACCACCGATCAGGCCATGTGGTGGCAGGGCAACGCCGCATATAACCACTCGGTCACAATCGGGTCGGCCACGTACTCCTGCCTGGAGGATTCGTTGAATAGCGCCGGCGTGGCGATCAACATCGCCGGCCAGATCAACGCGTCCGATCCGAACTGTACGGCCACCACGGGCGGCACCTATGGCAACGAGATCTTCATCGCGTTGAAAAGTGGAATCTCCGGGCCGGTGGCGGTTTCGAGTTCGGACGGTTCAGCCGCGGACACGCTCACGCAGACAACCGCTGCGTCCATCCTGCAGTCCATCGCACAGCAGATCAACGCCGTCAATTGGGGGCAGAACGGCCCCGCCGTGCTCGCCGCCACCGTGATGGTGCCGAACCAGTTGGTGATCACTGCAACGCCGGGCGCCGACGGCAACATGGTGGCTTTCTACCAAACGGACAACAACAGCAGCAGCCGTCTGTACTTCACCGCCACCAACTGGAACTTATCCGGCGGCTCCTCGGACAACGTGTCCTGGCACGTCCACATCGACTTTACGGTACTCGGCTGGAGCAGCGTGGACAAGGTCTGGTGGACCATCGCGCCCGCGCTCCCGAACAGCCAGGCTTACCAGTCAACTGAGTGGCAGATGGTCGTCACCAACTGGACGGTCGCGAGCACGCCAGCGAGCCAGCGCGCGCTCAACGTGGCCGGGCCAGGATCGGTCCGGATCGAAGAAGACAGTAAGTGGGTGAGCACTTCCGGATACTGGGAGGCCGCCCCCGGCAACGATCCCGTGAACGGCGCGTTCGCCTTCTGGAGCCAGGGACGGGCCATCCGGGCGGCGGCTTCCGGTGCCAGCGTCACCATCGAGACGCACTGCCAGTACACGCACGACATCTACGTCGGCACGCGCCTCGATACCACCTGCGGCGTTGTGACCGCCACGCTCGACGGCGGCGCGCCGGTGACGCTCGACTGCTACTATCCCACGGCCGCCACGTCGCAGACGCGGCGACTACTGTTCTCCTGCGTCGCGGCGGGGCAACACACGGTGGTGATCACGCTCTCGGGCAACAAGAACGCGTCGAGCCAGGGCTGGTATTTCTATTTCGACTTCCTCGAATGCGCCGTGGCCGGCGCCGTTCCCGATCCGGCGACGACGACCACCGCCGTGGGGGTCGCGACCGACTTCGACACGGACAACACGTACAAGCTGTCGCCGCAGAGGCTAGTGTGGAATCTTCAGAAGCTCGGGCTGCTGGGCGAGATCGACCACTACTGCGGCGTCTTCTGGTGGAAACAATCGGTCGCATCCAATCCCGCGTATCCCACATGCACGGTCACGTTCTCCGGCAACTGGAACGATCAGGATGTCGTTTGGCTGTACATCGGCGGCTCCGCGATCGGCAAAACGGTGTTCGGCGGGCAGGACAACAGCAACACCATAGCCCGGCATTTCGCCAACTTCATCAACGCGATCTTCGACGGCGTCTGGGCCTCGGCCGCCGGCAGCGTCCTCACGATCACATCTCATTCGTTCGGGAGCGTGTGGCAGTACCACGTGTACACCGCACTTCCAGCCTCGAACACCGGCAGCGGCCAGGCTGCGGTGACCGGGGATCTTCAGGGCGGAACCTATGGTGTGACGTGGGTGATCGACCCAACCCAGACGCCGGTTCTCAACCGGGCGTTCCGCGATTGGAACACGGATTTCTTCAATCAGCTCAAGGCGAACAACATGAGCGCCATCTGCTCGTTTTCGCAGGAACTGGTGCAGCCGCCAGACAATCCAGCCGGTGGCGCGGTATGGGTTCAACGCTTCCCCGACGGCACGGCGGTGGAAACTGCAACCGGATTCGGGACGTTGAATAGTTCGCAAATCGCGTTCAGTTCGGGGCCGCAGAACTACCTTGGGCAGGCCCTCGCTGCGATGGCGGGTCTAATGGTGGCGGCGGGACTCACGCCGAAGCTTCAGTTTGGCGAAATCCTCTGGTGGTTCCAGGCGAACGCTTCGGGCATGGCGTTTTACGACGCCGACACGCAGGCCGCCGCACAGTCGGCGCTCGGCCGCGCGCTGGCAACGTTTCTTACGCCTAACGACGATCCCTCGGTCAACAGCTACGCCGACGCGAACTTCCTGCGGACGCGCCTGTACAACTATGTGGCTGCCATCCAGAGTTCCGTCCTCTCGCAATGCCCCTCTGCGGTGTTCGAGTTGCTCTGGCCGATGGACGTGAACGATCCGGATTCCTGCAAGCTAACGCGGTACATCAATCTGCCATCCCAGTGGGCAACCCGCGCCGGCTCCGGCTTCGACACGTTCCTCATCGAGGGCTACCAGTATCCAGGGATCAACCACGATCTGGACCAAGCGACACGTTGCGCGCAATACCCGTGGACGGAACTCGCCTGGGACCAAGCCCACTGCCGCTACCTGATGGGCCTTTACTACGCCACGTGGCCGTGGATGCGGGAGTTCGTGAACATCAACCGTCTCGGGCTACCGATCATCAAGCTTTGGGCCTACGACCACGTGTGCCTGTTCGGATGGCCGCTACCGCTGCCCACGAGCGACGACAGCTCGTTCATCTATTGAAGTCTGCCTGCAAGCAGGGCAACGATCCGAAGAACTGATACGCCCCCCAGCGCTGGCGTCGCAGACGACGCTCGTCGCGGCCGGGATCGCCTGCGCGCGTTCGTGATCTCCGCGAAAAGCCCGATGTCATTATCCTCCACCCACCCCCCGCAACCGTAGTCCCACCTCATACACGGCGAATCGCCACGTCACTGCATTGACCTTGGCAGTCACCGATTCCAGTCGTCCCTCTCCAATCGCTCTTGCCGTTCCCCCAGCTCCCCCAAGTGCGTCGGCTGATCGTATTACCCGCGAAGCCCCAAGCCATTCCCGGGTTGGTCGGGCTCCATCGCGTTCTGCTAATCTAGCCTGCAAGCCGCCAAGTCCCTCTTTGATCACCAGGGCGAAGGCTGGAAACGTACCCAGCAGCGGCGGCTCCATGCAGAGAATCGCCGAGGGAACGATGCCGAGCCAACTTCCGGAAGACGCGCGGCGAAGACTCGAAGCAGGCCAGGGCGACTTCCGCGACCGCTGCTGGCACAACGTGCAGCGACTCCACAAGTGGTCGGGCAAGTTGGAGCGGGAGGGTCCTTCCGGCGAGGACGCCGCCTACTACGAGTCAATGGGGCCGCGTTCGCTGTTTCTTGGCCCGATTGTGTGGGACGGGCCGACGGATAAGCGAAAGTTGGGCTGGGACGAGATTACGGCCGCACTCCGTGCGAAGGTCCGCGATCTATTGGGGCGCTACGCAAGTGAACTCGCGGCGCTGGCCGGTGGGGAGTGGTGGTCCCTGGGGTTGACGCGCTCGGAATTCGAGTCGCGGATGGCTGCAGTTCTCCAGTCCGTTCTCGCTGACGTGAAAGATGTCGCGAGGGACGCGGACTCAGATCTCGGACTAGGCTTGGAGATCGAGCCACTGGTGGTGGAGCTGAATACTGGTTTGCAGGCGTGGTGCGATGATTACGTTGAGCGGTATGGCGCACATATCGGGCTTTTCGGAACGGCAGAAACCAGCCTCGATGCGCCACAGGGAACTCCGCCGGCCGCAAGCGACTTGTTCGCAAAGGGAGCGATGGCGCACAACGAACTGCCTCGGGCATCCGCTGATCGGGTTCGGGCGACAATCAATACCGCCGACGATTTGCTCACGCAGGGCATAAAGTGGCTGCCCACCGAACTGCAAGACGGCAAGAGGACAAGCCAGGAGGTTGAAGACATCCTCTGTGAGACATCGAAAGAATGGGCATGGAATGTCTTCGTCACGATTCTCAAAGAATGGGCCGAAATAGGAATACCGCCCGACCACTTTGACGCCATTGCGAAGGGACAGATCGAGAGCCTTTCGACTCACGCGGAGGAAAGGGTTGCCGCCTTTGTGAGCGGATTTCATCTCTCCTCTGGCAAAGTGTGTCGATCCGTTCGTGAATTCCTGCCTGGTTTGATTCCTCCGTATCGGGAAGAGAACCGCTTTCGATTCCATTCCGTGATGGCAGGGGGCGAAGCGGCCACTCCATCGAAACCGGCTACTCCCCAGGTGGGCGGGACCGCGGCGCGCGCGGAAGCGCGACAGCAATCACAAGAGGCAGGCCGGCCTGCCGATAACACGGACAGGAATGGAGCAAGTGCCGAATCGGCATTTCCTGCGCGCGTAGCGTCTCTGAAAGATCGATTGCGCGTCACGTCGATTGACGGTTCGGTTCGGTGGATCAATCCTGAGGGCTCCGATCCTGAGGCGAGTATCTGGACGCCCGAAGACGAGAAGCGCATCTCAGCATGCGTGTTCGACGGCCGGGCGGCGGTTAGAAACGAACTGGAAGGAATCTTCTCCGGAAAAGAGTGGCCCGCGCTAGCGGCTCTCGTCGAACCCTTCCGGCGCTATGCGGTCGCGGTCTTCGATGTTTACGCCTCAGCCTATAGCCATGTGGCACGAACATCGGCGGCGTACCAGGACGCACTCGATCAACTACTGCTTCCGATGGTGCTCAGGGATCTCTTCGGTCGCGAGTGGGACCGCTCCCCCGGCGAGAAGGTAGTACGGATGCTCTGGCAAGATGGTCCGGACGGAAAACCCGAGGGCCGAGAGGTTACGGTAGTGGCGGGAAATGACCCCGACCCGACCTGTGTCTTCTACGATTTGCTGAGCAATGCAATTGAACACCGATACCGTTTCTTTGAACCGCTGCCGCCGCCCGCGCCGGGGGAGCCGCCGGGTATCAATCTGACGAACCTGGAATGGTGGCAGTACATCGGGCTGAGCGAACGGCACAGTCTCGCGATGGCTATCAAGCCATACATAGAAGACCGAGTTGCGCACTGGCGATTCATTTACTCTCCGACCGCGCCACCAGACTCCGATAACACGCGCGGCGAAGCGCAGAGCGATGTGGCGCAACAGCCGGAGCATCCAGACTTGGGAGCGGTCAGGCCCCCAGCGTCAATGGCTGCTCGGGTGTCATCGTCGAGCGGCGCGAGCGCGATGGATTCGCCAACCAGGGTCAAATTCGAAGCTGGGCTGGCGCTTGCCGAGGTGACGTTGGCTCAGGACTTAAAAGACCTCGGTCCAAGCTTGGAGATTGCGCGAAAGTATGTCACCAGCGCGACGCTGGCTTTAGCCCGGTGTATTCTGACTCCGCATTGCGAGGAGCCATACGAGGCAATCCGGCGGGCCTACGATTTCGCAGAGTGGTTCGCCGCGGAAACCATGAAGACTGCATGGGTCTGGCTGTGTGTCTTCTCAGAGATGGACACGTCGGGAAAATTGGAGAAATACAAACGCGAGGGACGGACGGAGGACGGCGCACCCAAGGGAATGACCGAAGCTGAATTGCGCGAATGGAATGGATGCCTCTCCGGGGTCGCCCAGGAGGCCCTGGATGAGTTCGTCCCTGAGTTCTGGAAGGAACGGCTCAAGTACTTCTCGGGTATTGGCGGCGGAGGCGCGCCGACCGAATCCGAAAATCCGAAAGCAACTGAAGACCGCCAGGACCCTGTCGCGTCGGTACAAGAACCGTCTGATTCGCACGTCGATTCCGATATGCCAAAACAGGGCCGCACCAAGCCGCGACCGGGCAAGGAGCGGAAGGGCGACCCCTCGCTGCTGGCGGGCAAGCGCGCGGTGAACTTCAAGATAGCAGAGCAGTACCTTGGCCTCACGGAGCGCCAACGGCAGAATCTCGTTAGGGACCAGATACTGGTCGTTGAAGGAAAGGGGCAGAACAAGAAAATCACGACAGATTCCCTCAGAGTTTACCTGCCGCCAGAAAACCCGAACTAACCCGAAGCCACCCGAAACGAACCGAAGCGCCCCGCAATTTATCTCGTTTTAAATCAGATCGTTAGTAGCTATTCTCAACTCGTAGCCCGAAATATCAATCAGGGAGTACGCGATGGGAATGGGTCACAACGAGCACCTTTTCGATGAGCGCGACCTTGCGCGAATCACCAAGCGGAGTGTCGCGTCTGTGCGCAGGGATCGACTTCTAAAGAAAGGATGCCCCTACATCAAGATCGGCTCGTCCGTTCGGTACATGCCATCGGATGTCGAAGCGTGGTTGGGGTCTTTACCTAGCCGGGGCAGGCACCAGGAGATGGCCGCCTCCAAGAGTTGAGCGCATGACGCCGCTCAACTTTCTCAATCTCCTCTGGCAGCTCAAACCCGAGGAGATGTACGTCCTGATCTGGACGCTGCACGATAAATGTTCCCACTGGTTCCGCGACGTCGCCGCCGCTGCGGAGTTCGTGGTTAAGGCGCGCGGCCTGGACGTGTATGTCGGAGTGGGCCTGTCGAGAGCCGACCGCGGGCCAACACACCGCTGCGTGTCAGACGATGTCGCCGGCATTAGCGGCTTCTGGGCCGACCTCGATTTGAAGTCGGAGGCGCACACAAAGGCGCTCCCCGCGACCATCGCGGAGGCGATCTCCATCATCCCCGAGTGCATGCCGCCCACCGTGGTGATCGCGACCGGCAACGGTGCGCACGCCTGGTGGCTCTTCAAAGAACCGTACGTCTTCGATGACGCTGAGGACCGGAAGGACACGGCACTGCTCGTCTCCCGGTGGCAGACTCTGCTGCGCCTGCGCGCGTCGCAGCGCGGCTGGGCTTTCGACCGATTGTCGGATTTGGCGCGCGTGTTGCGGATTCCCGGCACCGCGAACATGAAAGACCCGAACAATCCGAAGGCCGTCACCCTCCACTCGGCGACGGACAGGCGATACAACCTGTCCGATTTCGAGGATTACCTTGACGACGCAGCGGTCCCCGATCCAGAAGCGGAGGAGAAGGCGACGCGCGAGTGGGCCGAGCGGTTTGCGGACAAGCCGTTGGTCATCAACATCGACGCGCGCATCCCCCAGGAACTGCTCGACGGCTGGCTGGCCAGAGATCTTCGGTTCAAGAACACCTGGCTGCGCCAGCGACACGACCTGAAGGACCAGAGTCAGAGCGGGTATGATATGGCGCTGGCGGCTTTTGGTGCCCATGCCGGTCTGACCGAGCAGCAGATCGTTGACCTGATCGTCCACCACCGGAGCCTGTACGCAAGGTCGCAGCGCACACGCCTGGACTATTTCCAACGGACCATCGCGAAGGCATTCCGGCCCAGTTTGGGCCCGGACGCACCCATGGCTCTGCTTGGTGCGTCACCGCTTTCATCCACGACCGGTCCGGCTGCGCCACCGGGCGCGCCCGTTGCGCCGGATGCAGGTGGATCGACCAATAGAGCCATCCTCGATCCGGCCGCCGCCAAGGCGCTACTGTGCGAACGAATCTCCGCAGTACTGGGCGTCCGGATCTGTCGGCTCGTGAAGTTCGCCGGTAAGGAACCGACATATCACATGGAGTTGGAAGAGGGGAAAACCGAGTTTCTCAGCGTCCGGAAGTTTATGTCGCAGATTGCCGTTCGGGAGGAGATCGCCGCTTCGACGGGCAAGAT